TCAAAGTAATCATGGACGACTCTAACAACACTGCAGATGTAATCGACAGAAACGAGTTAGTAGGTCAGATTTACTTACAGCCTACCAAGACTGCTGAATTCATCTACTTAGACTTCAATTTAACACCTACAGGAGCTACATTCCCAGGTTAATAGATATTTATAACTGATAAACATAACACAACATGGCAGTATTAAATCCAAACGAAATCTTCTTCACCGCCTTTGAACCCAAAGTAGCGAATAGATTTATAATGTATGTAGATGGTATTCCTTCTTACTTCATCAAAGGTGTAACCGGAATTGAAGTTACTGCAGAAGAAATTACCTTAAACCATATTAACGTATATAGAAAAGTAAAAGGAAAATCTAAATGGTCTGATATTACAATGACCCTTTACGATCCCATTACTCCTTCTGGTGCTCAGGCCGTAATGGAGTGGGTACGTCTTCACCATGAATCAGTAACAGGCCGTGATGGTTATTCTGACTTCTACAAGAAAGACTTGACCATCGACATCCTAGGTCCTGTAGGTGATATCGTTTCAGAATGGATTATCAAAGGAGCATTCATTAAGTCTGCTAAATTTGCTGATCTAAACTGGGATACTGATGCAGAAGCACAGAACATCACCTTGAACATCGGAATGGACTACTGTGTATTGAACTTCTAAGTAACAATAACCTTAAAGAAAGAGCCCTCCTATTTATTAGAGAGGGCTTTTTTATTACATGAAACTCATAGATATTCTAAACGAACTGGTTATGCCGCCGGCTTTAAAGTCGAAACAATACGAATTAGAGAAAGACGGGTATACTAAAATCGGAGGTGGAGATAATGGCATTGTAATGGAAAAAGGATCCGACGTAAAGAAGCTTACTACGGATGTTGATGAGCTAGAACACGCTGAGAAACTGGTAAACCATTCTTTCTCATGCATTATCCCTATCTACAAAGTAGAAAGACTACCGGGAGGTAAATCTGGTGTTATCGATATGACAAATGCCGAGCAGTTAGCACCTCAAGAAGCAGAAGAAATTGCAGCTAACGGAACTAGAGCAGAAGACTTCTTAGTATACGACGAAGAATTATATCCTAAGTTATCTGATAAGTTAAAGCAATTCTTAGTTAGCCTGAAAGAAGCATTTGAGAAAGCAGGCATTAACCCAGATGAAATTGATTGGTCACCAACAAACGTTATGAATTATAAAGGAAATTACGTTTTAGTTGACGTATAAACCTAATTCATATATATTTATAATAGAACAGTTATAATAAATTAGTATATGTCAGAATTTAAAATGCCTACCGAAGTCATTGAACTTCCATCTAAAGGTTTACTCTACCCAGAATCAAATCCATTATCCTCAGGTAAAATTGAGATGAAGTATATGACTGCTAAGGAAGAAGATATCCTTACCAACCAGTCTTATATTCAGAATGGAACGGTGTTAGATAAATTACTACAGTCATTAATCGTTTCAAAAATCGACTACAATGACTTAATTGTCGGTGATAAAAACGCTATTTTAGTCGCTTCAAGAGTATTAGGGTACGGTAGTGATTACCAATTTACCTACAACGGGAAATCACACACTGTAGACTTGTCGACATTAAAAAATAAAGAGTTTGATGAAACAGGTATAACTAAAGGTAAAAATGAATTTAAATTTACTTTACCCGCTACTAACATAGACATTACTTACAGACTGCTAACTCACGGAGATGAATCTAAAATAAACAGAGAGTTAGAAGGGTATAAGAAAATTAACAAAGATATAGTACCAGAACTTACAACTAGGTTAAAGTTTATGATTCAATCTGTAAATAGCTCTACCGATAGTAAGGATATCAGAGATTTTGTTGACAATCACTTACTAGCAAGAGATTCTAGAGCATTACGGGATCATATTAAAAAAACACAGCCGGACGTTGATCTAACTGTTGAGCTAGAATCTGGAGAGTTTATCGATGTACCGATTAACCTGTCTTTTTTTTGGCCTGACGCCTGAGACCGTTAGTCAGGCAAGGATCAATTTGTTTTCCGAGATACATGAGATAGTGTTTCACGGCCAGGGAGGGTATGACTATAATACAATCTACAGTATGCCGTTATGGTTGAGAAAGTTTACATTCAGCAAAATACAGCAGTACTACACCAAACAAAATGAGCAGGTGAAAGCTGCTAGCAAAAAAGGTAGTTCAACAACCCTAATGGATTCTTCCGGCAATACTAATAAGGAAGAAGCATTAAAAGCAAGTCCGGGGAAAATACACTATAAATAAAACTAAAGAGTTTTAATATTTATAACAAAAGACTCTAAATGGCAACACAGAATCCCCAACAGGTACAAGATCTACTTAGAGATATTGAAGCAATCTATAGAAGGATAGGAGAAACCAATCCTTTTAGAAATTTCGATGCCTCAGCTTTTACCGATGTTAATGATGCAATTACAGTTTTAGAGCAGGGATTAATATCGAGCAGAAGAAGATTAAGCGACCTAATTAACGATGCAGGGGAATTAGTATCTTCATTCAGAGCAATCACCTCTGAAGTTACTTCAAGTAATATAGCACTATCATCTTCTACTAAAAGTTTCAACAAACTCTCAAGTATTGCATCAAAAATGCAATCTGATCAAGCTGGTATTAATGTTTTAAGAAAGAAAGAGTTACAATCTCTGCAGAAACAATTTGAGCAAGAGCAATTAAACCTAGGGACTAACAAACAATCCTTGGAACAAAAAGAGCAAGAGCTTGAACAGAAAAAAATATCTCAAGGATTAACAGCTGCTGAAGAAAGAGAACTTTTAAAAGTACAAGCAGCTCACCAAGCTACTGTGAGTCTAATCCAAGATCAGGATAGCGCAATGGCGGAACTTAACCGCAAGTTAGAAGCAAGGTTAAAACATGAAGAGAAGATAGAGAAGGCGATGGGTCTCGGAGGAGCAGCAGTAGGTGCGCTCGGAGGAGCATTAGAGAAGTTAGGTTTAGGGGGATTATCAAATAAACTCGGACTTGACGCTGTGAACGAGAAGATGCGAGAGATGAGCGAGACTATGATAGCGAACGGTGAAAATACTGATACTTTCGCTAGTAAAATGAAAGTCTTAAAAGGCGGTATTAAAGAAGCAGGTAAGAACCTTATTGATAATTTAAAAGATCCCCTAGCTGTCGCAACTTTACTGGCTAAGGAGTTTGTTACTGCGTTACTAGACGGAGATAAAGCAACAGGTGATCTCGCAAAAGGCTTCAATATGTCTTACGAAGCAGCTTCTGATCTAAGAAGTGAGCTAAACACAGTAGCTAATCTATCAGCAGATATAAACGTAAACACTAAAGGATTGCAAGAGTCTATGATGGCTGTTGGAAAAACTTTAGGTACTAACGTTGCCCTGAATGAAAAAGATTTACTCACCTTTACAAAGTTAAGGGAACAGTCCGGTATGACTAATGAGAACTTAGCTGCTATGCAGCGGTTTACTCTAGCTACCGGCGGTACTTTAGAGGATAATACGGGTGAATTTTTAGCTCAAGCACAAATTACTGCTCAAAATAACGGCGTAGTACTTAATACAAAACAGTTACTTGAAGAAACCGCTACCGTTTCCGATGCGATTAAGCTATCAGCAGGCGGAACAGCAGGTGGATTCGCTAAAGCAGCTGCACAAGTCAAAGCTTTAGGCATGTCTTTAGATAAAGTAGATGCTATTGCCGGTTCATTACTAGAGTTTGAATCTTCTATAACTTCAGAATTAGAGGCAGAATTACTAGTAGGTAAGGATCTAACTCTAGAAAAAGCAAGACAAGCCGCACTGAATGGTGACTTAGCAACAGTTGCAGAAGAAATATCAAATCAAATAGGATCATCTGCCCAGTTTAGTGAGATGAACAGACTCCAGCAAGAAGCTCTAGCTAAGTCTGTAGGTATGACAAGAGAGGATCTTGCAAAAACCTTAGTGGAGCGCGAAGCTTTGGTTGGGCTATCTGGAGAAGAAGCGAAAGCAGGTAAAGAGACTTTCGACAACCTCGTAGAACAGTACGGTGTTGAAAAAGCTCAGCAGAAGGTAAAAGAGGAGGGATTTGAAACTTTAATGAAGCAGCAGTCTGTTCAAGAGAGATTAAATAAGAGTGTCGAGAAGCTAAGAGAGGTGTTCGTTAGTATAGCTCAACCTGTTTTAGATATCTTAGATCCTCTAGTAGAGATAGTTACGGAAATACTTCCCTTGGTTAATCTTATACTAAGCCCTGTGATGGTAGCATTTAAAGCAATCGGTAAAATTATACAAACTCTTATTCGAGAGCCTTTAGAAGCTGTTAAATCTATCTTCTCCGGTATAGTAGATATCTTTAAAGGTGATTTTGAACAAGGGTTTACTAAAATTGGAAAAGGTATTATAAAAGCATTAGTTTCACCAGTTACTGCTATTATCGCTGGCTTTAATTCTTTGATAAATGGTGCAATTGATATAATAAATAAAATACCGGGAGTTAACTTAGGAGCTGTTGATCTGACATCAGGGTGGAAATCAATGGTGAGTATTGACGACGGTATAATAAGCCCAGATGGAGGATTAGTAGTTTCTGGTGAAAAAGGAACTTATAGTCTTAATCCAAACGATACGGTAGTTGCCGGAACTGACCTAGGCGGTGGAGGTGGAGGTAGAAGCACCGGAATTGATATTGGACCTTTAGTTGCAGAGATGCAAAACGTAAGAGCAGTCCTCCAGCAGATTCTAGCTAAAGAAGGTGTAGTTTATATCGACTCTACTAAGGCTGGAACAGCATTTGCAGTTGGAACTTCCAAACTCCAATAAGTAAATATTTATAATAAAGTAATAAACTATGGGACTTTTAGATAAATTGCAAAATCAAGGATCTACTCTAACTAGTTTAGATGGAACAACCCCTGCTTCATATACTGGTGCTACCAAGTATCCTCAAGGTTTAGCTAAATCACAATTAGATTTAGACGGAAAAACCCCAGTATCTTACGATCAGTTAACTAAATACCCTGAAGGTTTAGCAAAATCTCAGTTAGATTTAGACGGTAAAGATCCTGTAGCATACGATCAATTGACCCAATACCCTGTTGGATTAGCTAAATCACAATTAGATTTAGATGGAAAAACTCCTATAAGTTATAACCAACAATCAAATTATACAGCCGGTCTAGCTAAATCACAGTTAGATCTTGACGGTAACAAACCAACAATACCTGGAAAATATCCATACTTAGATAACTTACCTAGATAATGGGATTAATTGACCTAAAAACCGATCTGAAGAGTTTAAAATACTCTAAGGACAGGATAGGTGGAGGATCAAGCAATCAACCGTTTGTTCAGAAGCCCATACCTGACGGGTTTAGTGCGGTCGGAAATACCGGAGGATTAGACGTTTTAACTAGAGGAGGTTCGTTAGTATTCCAAAAAACAGCTGATGATGTCTCTAGATTAAGTAAACTACTATTAACAGCAAATACTTTTCAGGGTCCTGCATTTACAATCAAGCAGAATGTACTTTCCAGACAGAATGTTCAGACTCAAGCAAGTCCTAAAGGATTAAATCAGGGTGCTTATATTCCAACAAGCACAATTGCTCAAGCCACAGTTAATGCAACCGGTCTACACTTTAATACGTTTGGATTAAATCCAGTACCGGGAACACTTGGGAGTCTAACGACATACTCAGATGTTGTATCTTATGATCAACCCACATCTGCTAATAGACTAATTGGCTTGACAGATAGTTTTGTTAGTAGAAAGACGTTAGGTAATACCTTGTATTCCTATTCAGGCGGACCTGGGTCAATTTTAGGTTTAGGAAAAACTAAGATTCAAATTCCTATTGAACAAAGAACAGGTAAAAATAGTATTAATTCAAATACTAAACAAATCGTTAAATACGTAAACCTAGTACATCCAGAATTTCTTACCCCAGCATCAGATAAAGCTGGACTTGGCGAGACAGAGACAGGAATTTACTATAGCCAAAAACTAGGAAAGTTTACAGTTGGAATTGACTTTGGCGCAGAGAACAGTATCGATGTACTAACTACTCAAAAATTTGCCGATACAACATCAACAGGAACAATAAAAGCTGTTATACCCGAAGCTCAGAGCTTTTATGCAGCTCAGAACTTCCCTGATGTAACCCTATATAAACTCGGAGGAATATCAAATTTAGATTCTTTACTAGGTGCTACCGTTTCTGCAAGCCTGTCACCTGCTTTCCCCGGCACTTCGCCGACAACAAACAATTTAGTCACTTTAGATACATTAAGAATTAATTCTGGTTTAGGAACTAAATTAAATGTAAATTTAAATGAGAATTCTTCTTATGCTAAAACTAGTAGCTTAACCGGTTCTTTGTACATCCCAGTTACAGGTAGTACTAGCAACTCGGGGAGTGTACCTACCGATTTTAGGAGAGTATCACAACCTACCTTAACAGCAGATCAAGACAATGTTAAAAATTTAGATAACTTAACAGCATTTAGTTATACTGCTGCTGAATTAAAAACAGCTCCTTCTTATAGAACTGATACAAAATTAACAGACTTTAGAAAAACTTTACGTAGTAGTTTAAAGAATGGAACTTTAGCTCAAGGAAAACTTATTGGAGCTTTAATTGATGCACCGGATTACGCTACAGTGAATATTGAACAGAGAGTTTATTTAGGAAATCCTGCAGATCCTCTTAGGGATTTAAGTAGCTATACTGCCGGTACCGGATTAGGAGCAGTTGATAAAATTAACGCACTACCGCTATACAAATCAGCTAAAGTAGCCGGAGACGATACGCTTCCAGTTAATGACCTAGTTAAATTCAGAATTGCAATAGTTGGAACAGACGGCCAAAAAGTATTCATTCACTTTAGAGCATTCTTAGATAGCGTTTCTGATAACTATTCTGCAGACTGGCAATCACATAAATATGTCGGTAGAGGAGAGAATTTTTATACTTATGGTGGCTTTGATAGAAAAATATCACTATCTTGGACAGTATACGCTCAGTCTAAAGAAGAATTGATTCCAATGTACCAAAAACTAAACTACCTAGCATCGTCTTTAGCTCCAAGATACAACGGAGGATTTATGCAAGGTACTTTAGCAGAATTAACAGTTGGAGGATACGTTCACGACCAGCCTGGAATCATTACAGGATTAACTTACGAGCTATCAGAACAATCAACCTGGGATATCGGAATTGATGATGCAGGAGGATCTGATGATAGAGTTAAGGAATTACCGCATATGATCAAAGTAACAGGATTTAACTTTACACCAATTCATACCTTCATCCCAGAAAGACAGCAAAACGCTTACAGTGGGGCAAATGGAAAAGTAAGTTCTTTTGGTCAAGAAAGATACATAGGATTAAAAGCAGTTACCAGTAACTACGATACTGACGTATCTCCAAGCTTGGCAAGAAATAACACAACCAAACCAAACTGGGGAACTGATGCAGAATGGGATGCTTATAATAAAGAAAGGATTCGTACTAACGATCCAGCTTTTCAAAATACACAATAACATAAATGGATAGATATCAAAGCATACCTTTAACAAAGTATAATGGAAAACGAGCTTACCAAACTTCTCGTTATCCTGAAATACCTTTAAATGAAAATGATATTTATGTTATCACTACTGTCGGTGATCGATTTGATTTACTAGCACAGCAATACTACGGGGATAGTTCACTGTGGTGGATAATCTCAACTGCCAACGAAGAATTAAAACAAAACTCATTAATACCACCTCCTGGCGGTCAAATTAGAATACCTTACAACCCAACTGAGGTTGTTAATGAATTTAATAGAATAAACTCGTGATATGGGAAACATTACAGGAGAAGGTTTTAAAGAGTATGTTACTAAACAGATCTCAGTTCGGCAAAAGAATCTAGGCGATGCAAGCCGTTCTAATAGTCAATTATTACAGCAAAATGCTAACTCGGCCTGGATTAAGTTAACGTCTGCGATTGTTGTTAAGAATATTGAAAAATTTGGATATGAAGCCGATATAGCTCAAAAGTATGCTTTGTTTGGAGGCACTCTAGCAGGCTCTACTGTCTTAGGAGGATTAAATGCTTATAATCAATTTGGACAAGAACAAGGACCGAGACCAGCACCCGGTATAACTTCATTTCAGACTAAGAACAGAAACAGAGGTTCGGTAAGAGAATCTACTATTTCAATTAAAGCTTACAATAGAGCTCAATTTGATTTGCTAGATGTACTTTATTTGAGATTAGGATACTCAGTTTTAATTGAGTTTGGAAATAGTTTGTATTTTGATAATACTAACACATTTCAGCAATTTGCTAACTCAAATACCTTAACAAGCACTTTCTTAGACGGAACTTATACAGGAAAGCAGGACCAGCTTTTAACTGCTATCGAAGCAAAAAGAAAATTAACCGGAGGAAACTACGATGCAATTTTCGGAAGAATAAGTAATTTTAACTGGTCTTTCTTACCAGACGGTTCTTACGATATTTCAGTAACAATAATGAGTTATGGAGATGTTATAGAATCTTTAAAACAAAACACAATGTCTGAAGATACCGGAACTCAGACACAGACCGCTGAACAGAAACAAGAGCAGCAAGACCAATCTCAACAACAACAAGAAAAACTAGACGCAGCTAAGACCGACGGGCAAGTGATAGACATCCTTCAGAACGTTGATGTACTTGGTAGATTGTTTTGGGACATAAAAGATGATATGTTACGTAACCCTGGCCCAGGAAGTGAGAATTGCAAGTCTTTAAGCACTTCTAACGCATTCCGAATC